GAGTACGAAGAAGAGTTAGTAGAAAAGGCTCACGAAGAAGGTGAAGAAGATTGCGGTGATGAGAAAGAAGATGAAAAAGAAGATAAGAAAATGAAGATGAAGAAGATGATGAAAATGAAAGAAGAAGCTGATGAGGAAGGTGAAGAAGAAGGTGAAGAAGTAGAGGAAGAAGTAGAAGAAGTTGAGGAAGATTATGAACTCGATTTCAGCGAAGATGTAAAAGCTTTAATTGGTGATGAAGATCTTTCAGAAGATTTTAAAAGTAAGGCATCTCTTATTTTTGAATCTGCTGTAAGAACTAAAGTTAATGATATCAAAGAGTCTCTTCAGCAAAGATACTATCACAGTATGTCTGAAGAGATCGAAACGATCAAAGAAGAGTTGACCGAAAGAGTTGACTCATATCTAGAATATGTATCTGGAGAGTGGATCGAAGAAAACTCTCTTCAGATTGAAACTGGTCTGAAAGGTCAACTTTCAGAATCATTTATGGGTGGTTTAAAAACCCTTTTTGAAGAACATTATGTAGAAATCCCTGAAGATAAGTATGATGTATTAGAAGGAATGGTCGGAAGACTAGATGAAATGGAGTCAAAACTCAACGAACAGATCGATAGAAATGTTCAATTAAATAGAAGACTTAGCGAGGCTGTAAGCGACACTATCTTAAATGATGTTTCTGAAGGGTTAGCATTAACTCAGAAAGAAAAGCTTTCTAGTCTTGCAGAAAGTGTTGAGTTTGAAAGTGAAGAAGACTATCGTGAGAAATTAGAAACTCTTAAAGAGTCGTATTTTACTAGAACTGCATCTTTTTCTTCTTCGGAAGAGGTTTTAACCGAAGGTGTATCCGAAGACTTAAGTCCTAGGATGGATTCTTATCTAAAAGCAGTTACTAAGTTCTCTAAGTGAAAACTCTTATATAATAAATATTTTTAGATTAAAAAACACTTTTTAAAAGACAAAGGAGAAAAGCAAATGTTCCTTTCAGAACAATTGCAGAACAAGTGGAAGCCTTTACTAGAAGCAGAAGGAGCTGGTGCAATCACCGATCCTTACCGTAAGGCTGTTACCGCTGTTCTGTTAGAAAACCAAGAAAGATTCCTCGCAGAGGAAAGAGGATTTTTATCTGAGACTCCAGCAGGTTCATACGCAAGTATTCCTGGAGCTGGTGGTGCTGCTGGTTTTAGTGCTGATGCACCTTCAGCAGGTCCTGTTGCTGGTTTTGACCCTGTTCTAATCTCATTGATTAGACGTTCAATGCCTAATCTTGTTGCTTATGATCTCGCTGGCGTTCAGCCAATGAATGGTCCTACTGGACTTATCTTCGCAATGAGAGCTAAGTACGTAGATCAGCAAGGTAACGAGGCACTATTCGACGAAGTTGATACCGCATACTCTGGTCAGGATGACGGATTCAACACCACTACAGGTAACTACACTGCTGCTACTGATGACGGTGCAAATGTAGGTTTCGGAACCACTGGATTTGCTAGCAATTCTTCTACTGGTAGTGGAACAAATCCTGCTGATCTTAACAACGCTGGTGCTACTGGAAGAGAGTACAGAGTCGGTCAGGGTATGAGCACCTTTGACTCTGAGAGTCTTGGTTCGGAAGATGGTGATCAGTTCAACCAGATGGCATTCTCTATCGAGAAGCTTGCCGTCACCGCTAAGTCAAGAGCACTCAAGGCTGAGTACACCTTGGAACTTGCTCAGGATCTTAAGGCAATTCACGGTCTAGATGCAGAAGCTGAATTAGCAAATATTCTCTCTACTGAGATTCTTGCTGAAATCAACCGTGAAGTCATCCGTACCATCTATAAGATCGCTGAACCAGGCGCTCAGACTAACGTTGCAACCAACGGTGTATTCGACCTTGATGTTGACTCCAACGGTCGTTGGTCTGTTGAGAAGTTCAAGGGACTTCTATTCCAGGTAGAGCGTGATGCTAACGCGATTGCACAAAGAACTCGTAGAGGAAAGGGTAACATTATCCTTTGCTCCGCTGACGTTGCTTCTGCACTAGCAATGGCAGGAATCCTTGACTACACTCCTGCACTCAACGCTAACCTCAACGTTGACGACACTGGCAACACCTTTGCTGGTACTATCAACGGTAAGTTCAGAGTATATATCGATCCATATTCTGCTAACGTATCTGCTAATCAGTACTACGTTGTTGGTTATAAGGGAACCAATCCTTATGACGCTGGACTCTTCTACTGCCCATACGTTCCACTTCAGATGGTTCGTGCTGTTGGTCAGGACACCTTCCAGCCCAAGATTGGATTTAAGACCCGCTACGGTATGATTTCGAATCCATTTGCCAATGGAACAAATGCAGACCTAGGTGGAATCAGACAAAACAGAAACCGCTACTACAGAAGAACTCAAATCAGAAATCTTATGTGATTTCGGTTTCACACTTTACAGAGGGGCATTTGCCCCTCTTTTTTTATGCTAATAAATAGTTGAAAAAGGAGATTGATGGCAAAGAATCCTTGGGATAATCAACCTACGAATAGAAATTTTCTTTCTCCAGTTGGTTTTAAATTTATATTAAATAAAGCACCTAAAGTAGACTTTTATTCTAACTTTGCAAATATTCCTGCGATTACTCTAGGTTCTTCTTTACAAACTAGATACGGTAAAAATATTGATCTCCCTGGAGATAAGATGACGTATGGAGATTTGAATATAAGATTTCTAGTCGATGAAAATCTAGAAAATTATTTGGAAATTCATAATTGGATGACTGGATTAGGTTATCCATTTAGTTTAGAGCAGTATAAAGATTTTAAAGAAGAGTCATTTAATTACGATAAAACTACTCAAGATAAATCGATTTCAAATTACTTATTCTACGAAACTTCTGATGGATCTCTAAGTATTCTTAATAGTAATTTTACAGAAACTGCAAGAGTTATTTTCTATGAGTTATTTCCGACAACTTTAACTTCATTAGAGTTTGATTCTACTGCTGAAACGATAAACTATTTTACAGCACAGGTAAACTTTAAATACACTTACTACGAAATAAAAACTTTCAATACCTAATACTTAATTATAATTATGAATCTTGACGAAATACAATCTATGTGGAGAGAAGATTCTAAAATTAATATAGATGATCTTCACAATGAATCACTAAAAGTTTCATCCCTACATTCAAAATATTATGAAATATACAATAACAATTCATTATTAAGAAAAAGAGCAGAAAGTCAATATAAAATTAAAAAATTAGAAAGATATAATTATTACAACGGTAAAGCAGATCCTGAGGTTTATGAAAAAGATCCATTTCCATACAAAGTCAGAGATAAAGAAGCATTACAGAGGCATTTAGATGCCGATAAACATCTTTCTGAACTTTTAATGAAAATAGAATATTACGATACAATATTAAAATTTTTAGAAGAAATTATAAAAACAATATCAAACAGAACTTATCAAATTAAGAACTCAATAGATTTCTTAAGATTTCAGTCAGGAATGTAGTATGTCGGATTTAATTATTTCAAAAAAGAATGAAGTTTATTTGAAAATAGATTGTGAACCTCATATCAAATATGAATTGTCAGATCAATTTACTTTTGATGTTCCCGGTGCAAAATTTATGCCACAATATAGAAGTAAGCATTGGGACGGAAAGATAAGACTATTCAATATTCAAAATGGAGAAATTTATATTGGACTGTTAGATAAAATTATTCAATTTTGCAATAATCATAGTTATAAATTTGAATTTCAAAATAATAAGTTCTATGGATTACCTGGGGAAACTAATGAGATGATTTCTCTAGAGGGGGTTAAAGATTATATGAATAGTATATGCTCCCACGAACCAAGAGATTATCAAGTAAAAGGAGTATATGAAGCTCTAAAGTATAATAGAAAACTTACAATATCACCAACTGCTTCCGGTAAATCTCTTATGATTTATTCGATAGTAAGATACTTTACAGAACAAGGTAAAAATACACTCCTTATAGTGCCCACTACATCGCTTGTAGAGCAGATGTATAAGGACTTTGAAGACTATGGTTGGGATGCAGAAAAACACTGCCACAGGGTCTATGGAGGTAATGATAGGACATCTAATAAAAGAGTTACCATATCAACTTGGCAATCTATCTATAAATTAGATAAAAAATTCTTTGATAATTTTCAAGTTGTAATTGGAGATGAAGCACATCAGTTTAAGTCTAAATCTTTAATCAGTATTATGACAAAACTTTTTGATGCAAAATATAGATATGGATTTACAGGTACTTTAGATGGAACTCAAACTCACAAGTTAGTTCTAGAAGGTTTATTTGGACCATCATACAAACTTGTTAAGACAGATGAATTAATTAAGCAAGGATATCTTTCCAAATTAAAAATTAATGTAATTTTGTTGGGTCACGAAGCAAAGAAAATTGAAGACTATGAATCTGAAGTTCAATACTTAATCACTCACGAAAAAAGAAATAAATTTATACGTAATTTAACTTTAGACCTGAAAGGAAATACCCTTGTTCTTTTTAACAGAGTAGAATCTCACGGTAAACCTCTTTTTGATCTAATAAATAGTAAGGCAGATAAAAAGAGAAAAATATTCTTCATTCACGGTGGAGTTGATACCGAAGATAGAGAAAGGGTTAGAGAGATTACCGAGAAAGAAAATGATGCAATAATCGTTGCTTCATATGGAACTTTCTCTACTGGTATTAATATTAAAAAACTTCATAACGTTATATTTGCTTCTCCTTCAAAATCAAGAATTAGAAATCTTCAATCTATAGGAAGAGTTCTAAGAAAAGGAAACGGAAAGATTTCAGCTGTACTATACGATATTGCAGATGATATTTCATACAAAGGTATGAAAAATTATACTTTAAATCATCTAGTTGAAAGAATTAAAATATATAATGAAGAAAACTTTGATTATGACATTATTAATGTAAACTTAAATAAGTAATATGGAAGAAAGTTTTTATTCTACAATAAAATTAGTTTCTGGTGAAGAAATATTTTCTACGGTTTGTGTTTCTAATGAAGAGGATGAAACATTTTTACTTTTAGATAATCCTGTTGTAATTTCTCCCATATACTCAAAAACAAATTACTTTATGGGATATAAAGTTAGTCCTTGGTTAAGAATTACAGACGATGAATTGTTTGTACTTCGTATAGAGAATATAATGACTATGACTGAAGTAAAGGATCCTCATATAATTAGTACTTACAAAAAGTTCTTAAGAAATAGTTCTCAAGTTCCAGTTAACAATAACATTGGACTACTATGCAAAATAGATGAAGCAAGAATATCCTTAGAAAAGATTTATAAATCTAATAGCTAATTAATATACTAGTAATCTTTCAACCCTGACAGAGTTATTATATTCATATTCTTTAGGTATGTCAAGAT